ATTAGGGTCATGGATTTTATGCGAGACAAGCTTCTTGAGTTCTCAAAAGAGACTGGAAATAACTATAATTTAGAAGCTACACCCGCAGAGGGAACTTCTCATCGTCTAGCTGCTATTGACAAAGAGCAATTTTATGATATAATATGTGCTAATGAAGATGATTATTGGGAGGGTTCTGCTCCTTATTATTCAAATTCAACTCAGCTACCAGTAGATTACACTGATGATATTTTTGAAGTACTAGATTTACAAGATGACCTTCAAACAAAATATACTGGAGGAACTGTAGTACATATTTTTGCTGGAGAAAGAGTAAACAACACTGGTTCTCTAAAGAAACTAGTTAGAACTGTGTGTGAAACTTATAAGCTTCCATACTTTACATTTACTCCTACATTCAGCATATGCCCATCGTGCGGATATATCTCTGGTGAACATGCAAAATGTCCTACTTGTGGTTCTGAGTGTGAAGTTTACTCTCGTGTTGTTGGTTACTTAAGACCAGTAAATCAGTGGAATGAAGGTAAACAGGCTGAGTTTAAAAATAGAAAGGTTTATAGCGTATGAACATAGGTGGATTCCAGAAAGTATCTTTAATAGATTTCGATAATAACATAACCGCGATAGTATTTACACAGGGATGTAACTTTAGGTGCCCGTTTTGTTACAATGCATCTTTAGTGCTTCCAGATAAGTTTACTGAACTCATAAGTGAAGAGTATGTGTTGGATTACTTGAAAAAAAGACGTGGGGTTTTAACCGCTGTCTCTATTACTGGCGGAGAACCTACTCTTCAACCAGACTTATTTAATTTTATTAATGTAGTTAAATCTATGGGCTATATAGTCAAAGTTGACACTAATGGTAGCAACCCTAGTGTTGTAAATAAGTTAGTAGATACCGTAGACTATATAGCTATGGATGTTAAGACATCTGGTTGTAAGTTTTCAGTAGCATCTGGTTCTATTACATCTTTTGATACTATCAAGGAAAGCATAAATATAATAAGCAGTAGTAATATTCCTTGTGAGTTTAGAACTACTTGCGTCCCAACACTAGTAGAAGGTAAAGATATAGAACAAATAGCTAGTTTATTACCAAAGAGAAGCAAATACTTTTTGCAAAAATTTGAGAACAAATCTACACTAGATGACTCCTTAAACGTAACACCGTATGACTATGATACTATGGCATTTTTTATGGGAATAGCTCGCAAGTATGTTGACACTTACATAAGAGGTTTCAATGTATAAGAAGTGCTCTATTTGCGAAAAAGACATATCCAGCGATATATATAATAATTATTTTTGTAAAGAATGCTATCTTAAGTATAAAGAACAGATTTTGGGAAAGGAACCTTGGGTAAGGTTTTTGGTAAATTGGGAACATAATAGAAGAAGACGAAAAAAGCAGGATGTTATATACACTGGCGAAGGTTATGACATAACAGAAGCCGGCGAACTTGTCTTCCTATACACGGAGGGATAATGGCAGGTGGAAAGGCTGGACGACCTCGCAAAGGTCAAGACTTGCAAGAAAGACTTGATAAGTATCTAAGAGAATATGAGCTTGATGACCTTAATGGTGCGAATGATTATGCATCTTTAGTCCAGATGTGTCGTCTTGAAGTTTATATTGAAAAGTTACAGGCATCTTTAGATGGGATGAAAGACCTTTCAACGGATACTAAAAAGGTTAAGGATTTAAATACAGCTTTGAAAGATTCTATTCAAGCGTATCTTAACCTTCAAGATAAACTAGGAATTAACAGGAGTCAGAGAGTTAGTGAGAATGATGAGACTCCATTATCATACATAGAAAAACTACGTGACCAGGCTAAGAGATTTTTAGATTTAAGATTTAAAGTTGTTAAGTGTCCAAGTTGTAGTACTAACTTAGCTAAGTACTATATTTACGTTAACGAGAAGGGAGAAGAAGGTTCTTTAGCTAGTGCTGGAAAACCAGTAGAGCATCTTAAGCATAAGTTTACTGTTGAGTGTCCACGTTGCGGCGCGTTTGCTGTTGAAGGTAATATTAATGAAGGAGAAATTTAATCCAGACGAATATGACGTTTCTGTGTGGGAGATAATTGACGACCCTGTTTTATTCGGAGAGTTCATAAGAAGCACAGAAGACGAGTTACAAGAGAATCTAGGTTGGAAGTTTGATAACTATCAGAAACTTATGTTGTTGGATGAGTCAACAAATGTATCAGTTTGCACTGGTCGTGCTACTGGTAAAACAGTTTCAATGGAAACTAAGATTATTCATAATGCCGTAAGAAATAAGTATGCTAAAGCTAGCTCAAATGAAATACTTTTAGTTGTACAGAATAAAGCCCAGCTAGAACCTGTCTTTCTCAGACTAACTCAGTTTTTTAGAAGACATCCTTTTCTTAAATACTTTATAGATAGAAATAGTATTAACTTCTCTAATCATGAGATACGTTTGTTAAACGGTGCTATGGTTCGTTGTCGTATCGTCGGTTCCTCTGCTGACTCTAATGTAATCGGTATGCACGTGCCTTGCATATTAGTTGACGAAGCCCAAGTTTTTAGTTATGCTGCTTGGAACTCTTTGTTACAGTGTCTTAACTCGTGGGATGAGGGTAATCAAATATGGGTTAGTGGTGTACCAAATGGGCTTAGAGAGAAGAATGTATTATACGAAGTAGACCAACAGGATGATAGCTTCTCTAGACATCGTGTATCTCGTCTTGAAAGCTCAAGATATACTAAGGAACAATATCATAGAGACTTACGTCAATATGGTGGAGAAAATGGTGATGATTTTGTTCACCTTGTAAAGGGTGAGCATGGTTCTCCTGCATTTAGTGTCTTTGATAGACGTTCGATGATGATTGAAGACTATAAAGTAGTTATAGGCACTATAAATAACATAACATTAAAAAATGTTGACGGTAAATTTAATGAGATTCTTCCTGCACCAGAACCTCCAAACAACTATGATATGATTGCTTGCGGCATAGACGCTGGTTTCTCTAATGACCCAACAATAATTTCTATACTATACAGAAGACATAATGTCTGGAGATTTTTCGCAAGATATGAGCTACGAAGAATTAATTATCCTACGCAAGCAAAAATAATTAATTGGTTGGATACAGCTTATAAATTTAATATGCTTACTCTTGACGCTGGTCACTCTGGATTAGCTTTAGGTCAAATGCTTACTGAAATGGAAGAGTATAAGAATAAGAAATTTTCAGAAAGATTGACTATGGTTGACTTCCAAGGTGGAGTTATTGTTGATTACGACGAGGATAATAAAGAAGTAAAAGATAGAGTAAGAAAGTTTACTATACAAACTTTGCAGACTTGGGCACAAAGCGACCCGAAGATTATAGCTTTTAGTAGCGAGGATGAGGACGTAGTAAATGAGCTTGAAAGAGTTGGATTTACTAGAGATATGCTTGGTGAACCAAAATTCTTTGTGTATTCTCCCAATGGTGGGCAAAAAGGCGAAGACCACATACTAGCATCTATACTTACTTGGGTATATGGTTATTATATAAAAGCATATTCACCGACACCAAAAGGGGCTGGGAGATACAGTGATTTAGCTAAGTCTACTGCCAAGGTTGTGCATTTGAGGTAATATTTAATGACTGAAAAAGAAGAAGAAGCTACTGTAGAAGTTCAGAACACAAAACTTGCTAAAGCTTCTGTGAATGTACTGACAAATCCAAATAGCACTGAGTTGGTTTATACTTCAAGTGTTGATAAGATGGAAATATCAGATGATTTTCACAAGCTTATTAAGATGTGTAGATTCTTCTATAAACGTGACCCTGTAGCTGGTACTGTTTTAAATAAGATGGTTGACTGTGCTATTACTCCTTTAAAGAATAGAAAAGGAAAATGCACAGACAAAGAGTATGCCGTTTATTGCTCCATAGCTGATATGTTACAAGAATTCTATAGAAATGTTTGTTTAGAGTATCTTCTGTCTGGTCTTGTAATACCGCATTATGAATGGGTAAGAAAGAGTGGTAGAGAGCTTAGCGAAGATTTAGACTCTAGAACTCGTTTTTATGTGCCAGATAATATCTGGTTTCGTGACCCAGCTACTGTTAAAGTAAAGAAGTCAATACTACCAAATAGAAAAGACTATTATGTAGAGGTCAGTAGAGATTTGGTTGACTTTATAAGAAGCGGTGGTAAGAAGAAAGATGGTACTGTTGATAAAGAGCTATACGATATTCTTGTAAAGAATTATAAAGAGTTTGTTGATGCTGTAAAGAATTCTAAGAGCACTAAACTAGAGATAAAACTTGAGAACATTAGACCATTTTTGGGCAAATGTTTACCAGAAAGTGCTTATCCTCAACCGTACATGACTAATGCATTAGAGTCTTTGATGCATAAAAGGAATCTTAAAAAGCTTGACTATGCTATTGCATCTAGAGTTATCGCTGCTATTCAGCTAATTAAGTTAGGAAACGATACTTTTCCAGTTACTGATGCTGCTGACTTTACTGATATTAAGACACAGATGAATTACTCAACTGTTGAAGGAGATTACGAAAGGATTTTTCAATTATTCGCTAATCATACTCTTACAATAGAGTGGGTTCATCCTGATACATCAGCTATGCTTAACAATGAGAAGTATAGAACCGTAGAAAATGATATAATATCTGCGTTTGGTTTTCCTAGAACACTTATAACTGGTGAAACTATACGTTCAAACGTTGAGGGTGGTTCAGACTTAGCAACGTTTTCTCCCGTAGCTACTATGGAAACTTTACGCGATAAGCTGGTTGAGTGGACTAAGATTTTATACAAAGAGATTATGGAGAAGAATGGATTTAAAAATTATCCTGCTCCTAGATTCGAACCTATGAAACTTTACAGATTATTAGACCTTAATCTTATTGGAAAAGACACTTACGAAGAAGGTAATATGTCTAGAAGTACTCGTCTTGAAATGCTTGGTTTTGATTTAGAAACAGAGTTGGAAAGAAAGAAGCTAGAACAAGAGAAGTTTAAGGAATTGGGATTGGATGAAGCTCCTCCGATGCCTTATTCAGCCAATCCAGGTGACAATCCATCTGGTAGAAAAGCTTCTGAACCGAACACTGGACCTAGACCTAGCACAGACGTAAGAAATACTCAACCTAGAGGATAGGAGAAGCTTTGGCAAAGATAGAACTTGTTTACGACCTTAAACAGTACAGTACAGTTTTACATCCAGTTGGATGGGAATTAAAAGCCAGAGGACATGAAGTAGTAAGCAGCACACTCAAAGATTATAACAAAGGGTGTGCTGCTACTGTTGGATGTCAGGCTGGTCCTTGGCTAGATACAAAACCATTTGATAAACCGTCTTTTCTTTTGCAACATGGATTATCTCCAATGAAGAGATGGAATCATAAATTTTTATTAAGACATTGGTCTTATATGATAGCCGCTGGTCCACTATTTTATAGGGCTATGGCTCCTAATTCTACTAGCGAAGTTCTACAAACAGGTTGGACTAAAGCCGATATTTATATGCGAGAAAAGCATAAGAAAGATGAGTATAGGAGCAAGATACGCAAAGAGCACAATCTAGATTCACGACCAATAGTTTTATTCGCTCCGACATACATAGATTCTAGTATACGTCAATATCCTGGATTTACCGACCATTTAGATGATATTTTGTCAATGCTTAATAAAGATTACAATGTTATGTTCATGCAACATCAGATGTGTAAACACAAAATAACATCCAATGTGTTTAACCCTAAAGAGGATGAAGACAAACATAAATATATTTTGGGATGTGATATTTTAATTAGCGATATTTCTAGTGTTTTGTTCGAGGCTTGTCTTATAGACACACCAGTTGTAATGATTGATAACAAAAATATTCCTAATTACCATAGAGATAAGGTTGGTGGAGAGCTTATAGATTTAGGTAGCATTGTAGATTTTAAAGATGTGCGTGATGCAGTTGATTTAAACCTTAAAAATCCAGAACTTTTTGCTAACCGAAGAGAATATTGGAATAATGAAGTTGCTGGATATAGTCTAGATGGTAAGGCTGCAAGTAGATTGGTTGATAAAATAGAGGAAGTTATATGAAAGGAATAATTTTATCTGCTGGAAGAGGCAGTAGAATTGGGGGTAAGTCTAAGGGTTTATTACCTATTGATGGTAAACCTCTTATTCAGCATCAGGTTGATGGTTTGCGTGATGCTGGCATAGATGACATATATGTTGTAGTTGGTCATAAAGCCGATGAGTTTCCAGAGCTTAATGTAAAATATATATATAATGATAATTATGCTACAAAAGAGAACTCATATAGCTTATTTCTAGCTCTTAAAGAGGTTGGTGAAAGCTCTGTGGTTATCCTTGATGGTGATGTAATGTATGATTACAGGCTTTTTCAATCTTTGTATGATACAAATGTTAGCTTCTATTACATAGACACCAGTATTGCTCGTAAACCTGGGGATGTTGGTATAGATAGTAAAGATTTGTTGGTGGTTAATTCTGTAGGCAAAGATAAGACTTATGGTGTTGGCTGTGGTATAACTTACTTGTCTTATTGCTTTGTTAACAAATTGTTTGCTCACATGAAGGATAGCAAATTCGATACTTGGTGGATAAATTATGTTAATGAAATAATTGACGATGATTTATTTTATAGAATCGTAGAGTATCCTTGGGCTGAGATTGATACTGAAGAAGATTACAAAAAAGCTAAGAATATTTTTGAATCACAGAGTCTTGAAATTGATGAGAATGATTACAGCATAAATGAACTTATGTCTATGTATACTGATATGCAAGATACTTTTACTGGATTACACCTCTGTCATAGAGATATTGAAAGAGACAAAAAAGCTTATGATAATTCTATAGTTTATACTGGAAGGATAA